AGCTGTACGTCATCAAGGTCTACCCGACGTCGCTGCTCCCCTCGACTCCGGCCGGCAAGCTCGCGTGGATCCAGGATATGGCCAAGGGCCAGTACATGCCGATGGAGGACGTGCTCGATGCCGTCGACTTCCCGGATGTCGACGCCTACAAGAAGCGCGTCCTAGCCCCGCGGCGCCTCATCGAGCGCAACATTGCCCGCATCCTGAAGACGGGCGAGTTCGTCAGCCCCGAGCCGGCTGACAACCATCAGCTCGCGCTCAAACTCGTCAACGAGGCGTACGCCGAGGCCCGCCTCGACAACGTGCCCGAGGCGAAGCTCGAATTGCTCCGCCGGTACATGGCGGACACCGCCGACTTCATCGCCGCCGCCACACCTCCGCCCCCACCGGCCCCGCCGATGGCCGGCCCGATGCCTCCCCAGCCGGGTGCCCCGCCCGGTCCACCCATGCCCATGGCCGCCTGACCCATGACCGAAGCCTCCCCGCAAGTCCAAGCCGCCCCCGAGCCCTCGCCCGCTCCTTCCCTCGAAGATGCGGCGAAAGCGGTCTGGGGCGATGCGGCCGCGGAACCGGCCCCTGCCGACGTATCCGACGCCGAGGCCAAGCCGGCCGAGGAGCCCGCGAAGGAAGAAGCGGAGCCGAAGATTGCCGCCCGCCTGACCGCCGCCAAGCGTGCCGAGGAGCGAGCCGCCAAGGAGCGCGCCGCCGCGCGGGCGGAGCGTGAGCAGATCGCCCGCGCCAAAGCCGAGGTCGAAGCGCGCGAGTCGCGCATCCGGCTCCTCGAGGAGAACCCGCACGAGTATTTCGAGGGCAAGACCGACCGCGTCAAGAAGCACCTCGAGAAGCTGGCCGGCACCGTCGAGCCCGAGGCGGTCGCCGACAAGAAGCTCTCCGCTCACGAAGAGCGCATCGCGCGGCTCGAAGCGGAGAACCAGGCCTACCGCGATCGCGAGACGCGGCAGCAGCAGGAGGCCGCGTGGACGGAAGCGGCCAAGGTGTTCGTCGACCAGATCTCCGAGAACGCGGACAAGTACCCGCACCTCGTCGAAGAGTTCAGCGACGCCCAGGCGACGCAGTACGCCAAGGTCATGCTCCACGAGGTCGTGGGACACCGAGACGGCGTGGCCGTCTCGCGCGTCCAGGCCTTCCAGGAGAAGTACGGGCGAGCCCCGACGAACGAAGAGATCGCGACCCACCTCGACAGCATCGCGAAGGAGCGAATCGAGGCCAGGTCCAAAGCTGCATGGCGCAAGCAGGGTGATCCCGCGCCGAAGACGAGTGCCAGTCAGGCCGTGAACGGTGAGCAAGCGAAGTCCCCGCCGGTGAAGGGGAACAGTCCGCGCACGCTTTCGTCGCGGGACACCAGCACTCGCACAGCCTCGCAGAAGCCGTGGTCTCAAGAGGCCGCGGACGAAGAGTCGCTTCGCATCATCGAAGCCGGCTGGCGCAAGTAGCCCCCTCCCAAGACCGAAGGCGACCCGCGCGGTGGTTCCGACCACCTCTCGCAGGAGCTCGCCATCATGGCAATTCTCGACACGACCGCACTGAGTGCGGTCCTCAAGGTTCAGTACACCCAGCCCAAGGTCAATAACCTCTGTTACCCCGAGTCGCCCGTCTTCGCGAAGATGAATAAGCGGCGCGACTTCTTCGGCTCGTCCAAGGTCGTCGCCTTCCAGTACGGCTCTCCGCAGGGACGAGGCGCGGCGTTCAGCGTCGGCCTCGGCAACGTCGGGCCGAGCGGATACGCGAACGTCACCGTCACGCGCGCGAAGGATTACGCGTTCGCGCAGCTCGGCGGTGAGGCCGTGGACGCGTCCCGCAACGATGCGGGCGCGCTCCTCAACGGCATGAAGAAGGAGATCGACAACACCTTCTACACCATCGGCCGAAGCATCGGCATCGCGCTCTTCCAGAACGGCGGCGGCGCGCGCGGTCAGATCGACCCGTCGACCACGCTCGCGAGCACGACGCTCGTCCTCAAGGACAAGAATAGCGTCGTCAACTTCGAGAAGGGGATGATCCTCAACCTCTCCGCGACCGATGGCACGACCGGCGCGAAGAAGGCCGGCACGCTCACCATCGTAGGTGTCGACCGTGGCGCGGGAACGCTGACGCTGTCGGGCAACATCTCCACGGGCGTCGCCACGGCGGCCCTGAACGACTTCATCTTCCAGAACGGCGACTTCGAGACCACGAAGTCCCTCCCGACCGGCATCGCCGGCTGGATTCCGAAGGTCGCGCCCGTCGGCGGCGACAACTTCTTCGGCCTGGATCGCTCGGTCGACGCGACCCGTCTCGCCGGCCTCCGGTATACGGCCAGCGCGGGCGGACCCATCGAGGAGACGCTTATCCAGGCGGCCGCTCGGCTCGTCCGCGAAGGCGGGAAGCCGGACGTCGTCGCGATGAATCCGCTCGACTACGCCAACCTCATCGTCCAGCTCGGCTCGAAGGTCATCTACGACCGGCTCGGCTCGAGCGAGGATCCGGCGTTCGGCTTCGACACGGTCAAGCTGATGGGCCCGCGCGGTCCGATCATGATCGTGCCGGAGTACAACGTCACCACCGGCGATGCGTGGATGCTCACGATGTCGACGTGGTCCTTCGAGACGCTCCTGGATGGCCCGCGCATCCTGAACCTCGATGGGAACGACCTCCGCGCGGACCCGACGACCGACTCGTACATCCTCCGGATTGGCTACTACGGCCAGTTCGTCTGCGATGCCCCGGGCTGGAACTCCTACGTGGCGCTCTGAGGGAGGTGTTCCATGGCGAACAGGAACTTCGAGCCCTGCTACTCCTACGGGACTTCGCGCATCTACGCGGAGTTCAACTTCCAGGCGAACGGCGCGAGCCAGCCTGTCCTGTCGACGGTCGACGGCGCCAACATCGTCGCGAGCCTGAACCGGACGGGCACTGGCATCATCGTCGTCACGCTCAAGGACCCCTTCTATCGGGTCGTCGCGGTCACTTGCGACGTCGACGACACGCTGAACGACGGGGCATACGCCACCGTCGGCAACGTGACGAACGAGGGAACGGCGACGCCGATCCAGTTCACGATCCGGACGAGGACCGCAGGCGGAACGGCGGCTGACATGGCCGCGGCCCGCAAGATTCAGGTCCTGATGGCGTTCAAGAACTCCAACCAGGGGACGCAGTGATGGCAAAGCCGTCGCTCGCCGACGTCTCCATCGACGCCATGGATCCGGATGCGGATGCGGACGTCGATGCAGGCCCGGAGACGGAGGGCTACGAGGCTGCGGTCTCGGAGCTCGCCGACGTACTCGGCATTCCTGACGACAAGATGGGTGCCTTCCGAGACGCCTTCGAAGCCGCGGTCATGAACTGCCGATGAGGGGGTAGTCGATGTCCCGCACCCGTAAGCTCTCCGATCTGATCGCGGACGTGCGTAGCCGCACGAACCACGAAAGCTCGCAGTTCATCACGGACAGCGAGGTCACCGAATACCTCAACCAGGCCCTCGCGGAACTGTGGGGGCGACTGACCCAGGGAGCGGGCCACCCGTTCTACCGGTCGGTCACCCCCCCCATCAGCGTCACCGCGGGCACGTCCCTCTACGCCCTGCCTGCCGACTTCTGGCAGCTCCAGGGCGTGGAGGCGACGATCAACGGGCTCACTGGCCCGCTCCTGCCATTCATGTCCATGGAGCATGCGCCACTAACCAACACCAGCACCCCTTGGGGCATGGTTAGCCCCGTCCGATACCGCGTGCAGGGCAACATGCTTGAGTTTCTGCCGCCGACGTGGACGTTCCCTGCGACGGCCTACTACACGCCCGCTTGCCCGCGGCTCCTCACGGGGACGGACACCTTCGACGGCTTCAACGGCTTCGAGGTGGCGGCCATCTATGACACCTGCGCGGTCGTCCTGGCCAAGGAGGAGAGCGATCCGAGCTTCTACATGCAGCAGCGCGATCGCATCTACAAGCACATCGACTCGCTCGCGGCGACGAGGGACCAGGGCATGCCGGATCGCGTGCAGGACGTCCGCGGGGACGATGGCATTGGCTACGGCTTCGGCGATTGGCGGTTCGGCCCGTGAGCAGCGGCAAGGTCGCCACGCAGCGCGTCCACACCGGCGACCGTGTTGCCGACGATGCGCAGCGCGCCGCGCTCGACACGGCCCGTGCGTGGAACCGCTTCCCGCTCGCCGGGGCGGTCCTCATCGACGCCGAGGTGGGCCAGCCAGACGGCACCGGCCTCGCGTTCACCTCCGGGGTGACGCGCAGCATCGCGCATGGCCTTGGCCGTAAGGCGATCGGCTTCTTCGAAGTCTACGGTGCGGGCACCCCGAGTGCCGCCGTCGTCGGCCTCCGCGCGGCCGCGGCGGGAGCCGGCGCGCCCATCACGACGCATGTCACCGTCACGCCGACGTCCACCGGCACCTGCTTTCTGGTGGTGTTCTGATGGTGCTCGAGCGGCAGACCGTACAGGCGCCAATGCGGTTCGGCCTAGATGAGGGCACCGATCCGCATCAGGTCCCGTTCGGGACGCTGCTGACGGCCGAGAACTGCCGTTGGGCCCGGACGGGCACGATCGGGAAGCGATTCGGGACGACCGCGCTCGGCATGGGCATCGTCGGCGGCGGAAGTATCGCTGCGGCGGCCAGGCTGGTCGTTCGGGATACCGAGCTCGCGCTGACGGACGGCACAAGTCTCTACAGCAGCACCTCAGGCGGATGGATCCTGCGCGGCCGGCACCCTGAGGTAGGTCTCACATGGGGCCCGCCGGACATCCCTAGCCTCGGCGTCAAGGCGGCGGACACGGCCTACTTGTCGAACGGGCAGCTCGTGACCGCGTGGGTGACCGGGGACCCGGAAGACCCGAACAACGCGGGGAACGTCTGGTATCGCATTGCCGATGTAGCGACGGGGGCGATCGTCCAGCCGCCGACCGAGATCGACTCGAACGGCCGCACGTTCTCGGTCCGCATCGTCGCGACCGGTAGCACCTTCGCGATCCTGTGGTGCGGCGGCGGATCGACGGCAAACATCCTATGCTTCTGCGCCGGCACGACGACAACGCTGGTCTCGTCCACGGCCAAGCAGTGCCCGCTGGACGCTTGCGTTGTCGGGGCGAATTTCGACGTCGCCTACCTGCTGGCCGCTGGCGGGATTGCGCTCAAGCGGTACTCCTTCGCGGCCACACCTGTGCTTCAGGCCTCCGGCGCGGTCACCGGCGAGACCAGCACGTCCATCGCGGCGATCAGCATCGCGGGAGCATCTGGCGAGTCTCTTTACGTCGCCTATGCGGACCTGAGCCTGAATCGCACTCGCTTTGCGATCCACGACGCGCTCTCGCTTGCGCAGACGACTGGTCCGACGCTTCTCGATTCGGCCACCGGCTTCATGCACATGCCCACGGTCGGCATCTGCCGCCTCTCGTCAACAGAGGCGGTTGTACTCACGTCCTACTGCGATGGAACGGCAGGCTCCGGCACTGCCCTCGAAGGCGCGCTGTTCTCGCGGCACCTCACAAGCGCAGGCTCCATTGGGCCCGCGGCCTCGGTCGCATGCCTCAAAGTGCAGTCGAAGCCGTTTGTGCTCGGCAGCGGAGTCTATGCAGCAGCCTCTAACTTCGTGAACGCGATCAACTTCGAGACGGTGGGCACCATCATCCCGCTCGCCGGCTCGGATTCATTCCTCGTAGACGTCACCGCTGTCGCTGGCGTATCCACGCCCATTCGGCTCGTCGCTCATCTCGACGTCCTCACCTCTGGCGAGTGGACCAGCGGTCATGCGTCATCGGCCTCGTTCATCAGCGCGAACGAGGCCATCGTGGCGACCGCGACCGCGACGTCTGCGGCACAGAGCGGAGAGCCGCTGGGCCAGGGATTTCGAACCGTTCATGCCACGGTCGGCCCCGCGCTTCCTCCGGACATGTGGCGGACGGTGCAGTTCGGCAGCGAGGCCTATCTCTGCGCCGGAGTCCTGACCGCGTATGATGGCGTCGAGGCGATCGGATACGGGTTCCCGCATGCCGCCTTCATCGACGCGACCGGCGCCATCGTCAGTGCATCCGGCGGCGGAATGGGCCCGGGTACCTACCAATACAACATCGTTCCGGAGCGAAAGAGCTGGGCGGGGATCCTCCATCGTGGACCGACGACGATCGGGCAGTCCTTCACCGCGCCGGGTGGCGGACTGGCGAAAATCTCCGTCGCGTTCATCCCGATCGAGCTGGCGGCGGGGAAGCGGGACCAACTGCTTACGGTCTTCCGAACGGTGGCGAACGGCTCGATCCCGCAGCGACTGACAATCGAGCCGTCGATCGTCACCGTACCGAACGCGATCATCGCATCGCCCGTCTTCGCCGTCGATGGCAACAGCGATAGCAGTGTGGCCGGCATCCCTCTCAGCAAGCGGCCGGCGATTTACACCGCCAGCGGCGAACTCGACGACTATCAGCCGCCCGCCTGCCTCACGTCTACCATCCACCAGAGTCGCCTATGGATCGTCGCCGCGGACGGCAGGACGGTCTGGATCTCGAAGGACCGGAGCGCCAACCCCGGCGTTGCGCCCGGCTTTCACCCGACGCAAATCCTGCAGTTCGACCAGACAGTGACGGCGCTGGCGTCGATGGATGACAAGCTCGTCGCATTCGCCGCGGACCGCCTCTGGTTCGTCATCGGCGACGGCGCGGCGCCGAACGGCCTGGGCGCGACCTACCAGATCAACAAGATTCAGGCTGACGTCGGGTGCATCAACCCGCGGAGCGTGGTCTCGACGCCCGACGGGATCATGTTCCAGTCGACGCGAGGTCTCCACCTCCTGACCCGTGACCTCGGCGTCGCTTGGATCGGGCGCCAGGTTAAGGACATCCTCGCTGCCTTCCCGAACGTCACGAGCGCGGTGCTCGTCCCGTCGGCGAACGAGATCCGCTTCACTTGCAACGATGCCGGCTCCGCGTCGAGCACGGTCCTCGTCTACAACTACGTCGAGCGGCAGTGGACGACGAGCCGATACACCGTCGGGGGCGTCTACGGCGCTCCGATCGCAGATGCGATCCTGTTCGGAGGCGTCTGGACGTTCGTGACGCCGAGCGGGCAGGTCGTGCAGGAATCGACCGCGACCTATCTCGACGGCGCGGCCTGGGTGCCGCTCACCATCGAGACGTCCTGGTACAACGCGGCAGGGCCGCTCGCCTTCCAGTCGGCCGACAGATTCGGGCTCGAAGGCATCGCAAACAGCAACCATGATCTGACCGTCTCGGTTGGCTTCAACACCGAGGCGTCATATTCTCAGACCGCGACCTTCCTGGCCGGCTCCACGGTGACGAGCATCGGCCCCTTCGAGTCCTGCGGGATCACGGTCGGCACGCGGCGTAAGTGCCAGGCGATCCGGTTCAAGATCCAGGACGCGACCCCGACGAATTCGGGGAGCTTCCCGGTCGGCACCGGGCAAGGACCGAGCTTCGACATGCTCGGCTTCACGGTCGGCATCAAAAAGGGTCTCGGCGATCGAGACGTCCGAAGGAGCGGGTGAGCCATGTCCGGCGATGATGTATTGGGCGACCCGAACACCAAGGACCCCAACCAGACCGACACCGGGGGCATCCCCAACGCGCGCGGCCAAGACTACGGCGGCAATATCGGGATGTGGTCCGGGCCCGCCTATGGGGAGCGGGGCTATTCCACTGACGCGAACGGGAACTTCATTCCGGACAGCGACGCCCGCGGGAGGGATGTCGCTCGCGATCGCGGCCTAGGCGCGGCGGCTGCGGCGATGACCGCCCCGCAGCTCAACTATGGCGCCACGAACGCATCGCTCGGCGGAGCCGGGCAGGCGCTCACCGGCGCCAATATCAACCTCGTCAACGGCAGCGTGTACGGCCGCGGCGCGCAGGAGGACTCGCTCAGCCTGGCGCGAGCAGCCGCGAACGGGCAGGCGCCTTCGGCGGCGCAGTCGCTCCAGCGCAACACTCTCGACCAGGGCTTTTCGCAGCAGCTCGCGGCGGCAGCGAGCGCGCGGGGCGGGGCGATGCAGCAGGCAGCCGCCATCCGCGGCGCGCAGCAGGGCGCGGCCGGGTATTACCAGCAGGGAGCCAACCAGATCGGGGCGCTGCGGGCGCAGGAGATGGCGCAGGCGCGCTCGGATTACGGCAACCAGGCCGGCGCGATTCGGCAGGGCGACTATAACGCGGCCGGCGTCTACAACCAGACGGCGACCGGGTACAACAACGTCGCCAACTCCTATGGCAACGAGGTCAACTCACAGGCCGCGCTCGACATGCAGCAGCGGGGGATGAACCAGCAGGCGCAGCAATTCTACGAGAATCAGGCGTTCAACACGAACCAATCGCAGCTCAATGCGGACCTGCAAGGCGCCGCACTGGCCCAGGGGAACCGACAGTTCCAGGCCGGTGTCAACATGCAGAACACCCAGAACACCTACAACGCGGTGGGTGCTGGGCTCGGCGGCGGCGCCACATTCGGCGCGGCCATGATCAACTCGGGCAACAACAACGGGAACAACCGCGCGACGGGCGGCCCGGTTGCTGGCGGGCAGCCCTACATCGTCGGGGAGCGCGGGCCGGAACTGATCGTGCCCCAGCACAACGGCTACGTCATTCCGGCCGGTCCGACGGCTGCGATGATGGGCGGCCTCGGCCACGCTGCGTCTCGGTTCGGCGGATACCGCGAGGAGGGCGGCCCGGTGCAGCCCAGCACCGCCTATGTGGCAGGCGAGGCCGGACCGGAGGTGATCGTCCCCACCTCGCGCGAGCTGAACGCTAAGGGGGACGCGCAGGGCAAGACGGCCGATGAGCATGCTATGCGCGGGATCGCGCAGGTGTTTCTCCCGGGGCAGGTGGCCCCCGGCCTGGTCAATATGGGACGCGGCATTGTCGGTAGCGGCCAGGCGATGCGGAGCTACCTCCAAGCGAACGACCAGCGAGGTAGGGAGGAGGCCGCCAGGCCGCCGGTTTACGTCGAGCAGCCGCCCGTCACGAAGCAAGAGGCGCGCACTGCGGCCGATGTGAAGGCCGCACGACTCGCCGATGAGCAGCTCGCGCGCGATGAGGCCGCGCGGCAGGCTGCAGCGGCGCAGCAGCAGAGCAAGCTGGCCGCGATCTACGATTACCTGTTTTCGAAGGAGCCGGCAGCCGTTGCGGGGGTCGCCGCGCCAAGCCTCGCGCAGGCCGCAACGCAGTACCGGGGCGACCGATGAGCGCCGGCATCGGCCGCCTGGGCGAGCTCTACGGCCTCAGCCCGGCCACGATGGCGGGGCTGGCGAACGTCAGCGGGACGACGCCAGTAGGCGAGGGGGTGCCTCCGCCGGCCCCGGCCCAGGACCCCAACGAGCTTGGCGACTCTGCCGGAGGCTTTCCTGGACTGTCCGGAGCGGGCGCCCTACCTGAACAACCGACGAAGGTCGCTGCGTCGCCGAAGGAGGTCTATGGACCGCCGGAGCCGACGATAGGCCCCCCGGCCCCTCCGCCCTACGATCCATATACCGATCCGAACCTCGGCGGAGGCCCCGCCTCCGGATCGGCCGCAATGACGGTGCCGGCGCACTGGCAGCCAGGGTCGCATGCCGTCTCGCTGCAGCACGGGATGTCGCCGGAAGAACTGGAGCCGGCGGCCTATGCGGAGGACGTGGCGTCCGGGCATGAGATTGGCGCGGCGAACAAGCGACTCGAAGCGGCCCAGCAGCGCGGCATGGCGGACGCCGTCTATTCCGCGGCGCATGCGCAGGCGTCGAAGATTGCGAACGACCGGATCCAGCAGCTCAACCAGGACCGCGACAACTACGTCACGAAGGAGACGAAGCGGCTCGACCAGATGGCGCTCGCGACGCAGAAGGAGGTTGACCCAGACGCATACTGGAGGGAGCGCGGAAGCGGCTCCAAGCTCGCGGCGGCCCTAATGATTGGCCTCAACCAGTTCGCGGTGCTCTGGCGAGGCCGCGGCACGAACACGGCCATGGAGATCATTAACAAGGGCATCGACGACAACATCCACGCGCAGCAGGCGAACATTTCGAACGCCGGCCGCGCGCTCGAGCAGCGGCAGAACCTCTATGCGCGCAACGTCGCGGCCTTCGGCGACAAGGAGCGCGCAATCCTGGCGACGAAGGTGCAGTATCTCGACCAGGTTGCCGCGATGGCGGACGGCCAGAAGGCGCAGGCCGGCGTCGCCGAAAACGAGGCCGCGCACGAGCAGATGCTCGGGGCCATCTACAAGGAGCGGGCGAAGGCGGCCGCCGATTTCGCCAAGCTCACGCACACGCAAGCGACCGAGCAGATGAACGCGCATTTCGTTCCGCAGCAGACGGTCGGGCTTGGCGGTCCGTCCGCGGCTAAGCGGGAGGGCAATCTCGTTACGCTCCCGGACGGCACCTCCTACGTCATGCCCAGCGAGAAGACGGCCAACGAGGCGATCGAAAAGGTCCAGAACCTAGACAAGCTCCAGCGGCGCAATAACGAGATCATGCAGCTTCGTCTGAAGGCGCGGAAGCTCGATCCGGTCGTGAACGCAACCGAGTTCAACACGCTCAAGCATCAGCTAGCGGACCTCGCCGATGAAAAGGTCGCCCTCCTCTCCCTGGCGCTCGGACAGGGCACCGTGAAGGAGGATGAGTACAAGCGCGCGAAGGAGTTCGCGACGAACGCGGAGAACGGCCTCGGGTTCTTCAAGGGCAACCCGATCGCCGATGCCGAATTCCAGGCCGGAAACGCCGCGCTCCGGGCGCAAAGCTCGCGCTGGGGCCAGGACATGCGCTCCCACGTCACGACCGCTGGCGGATCGGTCTACCAGCGTGGGTACGTTAAGGATCCGAAGACCAACCAACTCAGGCCGGTGGGACGCTACACCGGGCAGGACGCGACGCCGACCGAGCACCTGGCTCCGGCCGGCTCGAAGCCGCTCGACTCAACCGACACGCTGCCCACGGCCCCCACTCCGAGCCGGATGACGACCCCATTCGCGCCCAGGTTCGACCGTAGATGACTGAACCGCTCGTCCCCGCGCTCGCGCCGGACGGCACCCCGATCTCCGTCCCGGAGTCGGCCGTACCAGCGCTACAGCGCTCGGAGGGTCGCGTCATGGGCGCGGCCGAGGCCAGGCAGGCTCAGCGGGAGGCCGACCTCACGAGCAAGTACGGCCATGGTCTTGGGGCGCTGGAGGGGACATTCGCCCCGCTCCTCGCCGGGGCCGCCCGCGGCCTGTCGATCGGAACCAGCGACAGCGCCCTCATCGGGGCCGCGAGGTCTCTCGGCGGCGACGCCGCTGGCGAGGCGATGCGACAGCGGCTCCTGGACTACCAGGAGTTCGGCTCCGTCGCATCCACCGGCGGCGAGCTCGGGGCCATCGGTCTTGCGGCGGCGCTCGGCGACGAGGCGGCCTTGTCCGGCGCCACCCGGGCGGTGGGCCGGCTTGGCCTCGGCGCGGAGCGCCTCGCAGCCGGCGCACTCGGCGAGGGCTCGCTGGCCAGGGGCGCTGGCGTCCTGGCGCGCGGAGCCGTCGAGGGCGGCGTCTATGGCGCTGGCGGCGCGGTCAGCGAGTCGGCCCTGCATGATACCCCGCTCACCGCCGAGGCCCTGGTGGGCGGCGCGTCGCACGGCGCGCTCGGCGGCATGGTGGCGACCGGGCTGACCGAAGGCGCCCTGTCGGGCCTCCGGGCGCTCCGAGGCGTCAAGCCGTCCGCTGCGGGATACGAAGGCTTGGCGGCGGCGACCTATGGCGAGGCTGCTCCGGGCGTCGGCAAGGTGGCCGCGGAGGATGCGGCAGCGACCAACCCCTACCGGACCACGGGCCCGCGCGGCGGCGTCTACGACACGGCGGCGGATGCATACATCGGCAACCCGCTCAACGCGCCGAGCCAGCAAGAAAAGCTTGCCGAGACGTGGGCGAACCGAGAGCGGGTGTTCTCGAAGCATGCGGAGACCGTCGAGAACGCCTCCCGTGACTTTTCGCAGTCGCTCGACGAAGTGCTGCAGCGAGGCAACGCGACCGACGTCAACACCTTCGGCGAGGCCAAGAAGGTCAAAATGGCCGGCCTCGTCGATCAGGCCCGGTTTGTCCAGCAATCGGACGCCACGATCAACTGGCTCGCGGACGCGCAGAAGGTCATCAACGACCTGAACGAGAACCCGCTCACGAAGATGACGCTCACGGCGCGCAATCAGTGGGACGGACACATGTCCGCCGTGGCGAAGGCCATTGAGTCCGGCCAGGGGGCGCGGGTCAATTCGGCGCTCGACGACATGAAGCGCTTCCTTGGTCGTCAATCTGGCTTCGGCCGGAGCGAATGGGGACTGACCGGAGCACAGCGCGAATTCGATCGCCTCTACAAGGGCGACAGGGACGGCGGCATCGGACTCCAGCAACTCCTTGAATCCGAGGTCTGGGGCAAGAAGGCGGCCGACGCGCAGAAGTACATCAATGCATCAACGCACCAGATGCTCTCCGATGGAGAAAACTTCACGAGCAAGTTTACGAAGCAGAGGGCGACCCCGCATGGCAGGCCCGAATATGCGGCCGATACGCGAGCGGTGGATAGCTTCATGAACCAGCTCACCAGTCCGGCCAATGACTTCGATGCCCGCAGCGTTGATGCATACATCCAGGCCCGCAAGGGATACCTGGACGCCGTGTCGACGCACTACGACTACGGAGCGGCCGGGGCGAAGAACATCGCCGCGGAGCGCAAAGCGCTGGGGCGGATGGAGCAGGTCGTCAAGCAGACCACCAAGGACGTCTCGCTCGCCAACCAAGTTCGCGGCGCGCTCCAAGAGGAGCATTCGCGCGGCATCGGCGGCGCGATCGGGGCGGTCTTCGATATCGCCAGCAAGCCCTACACGACGCTACAGCGCCTCGCGCAGATCGAAGGCCACACCCGCAGCGTCGTGGAGAAGCTGACGGGGCGCACCAAGGCCCTGGTCTCCGAGGGCGGCACCAAGGCAGCCGCAGAGAAGCCGTCCCGCACATCGCCCGGGTTCTTCTCGGCTCTCCTCGGCGGGATGGGCAAGGTGGCCTCCAAAGGAGCCCCTGGAATCGGGGCGGTCGGCAGCCGCGTCGCATTCGAGGAGAAGGCCGAGGCACTGGGCGCCGTGGCCGGCAACCCCGCCATGGTCACCGAGCGCATCGGACAGGCCCTGGGCCCGCTCGGCTCGGCCGCCCCCAAGACGACCCAGGCGGCCACCATGATCGCCCTGAAGGGGCTCGACTACCTCGCGAGCAAGCTGCCGCCGAGCCGGATGGACCAGTACAGTCTCCAGCCCCAGCTCCAGGTCAAAAACAGGGCGAGCGATGCGGAGATCTCCTCCTTCATGCGCTCGGCAGAGGCCATCGACGATCCGCTGATCGTCCTGCGCGAGGCCAAGGCCGGGACCCTGACCCGGGACCATGTCGAGGCGGTCAAGAACGTCTATCCCGCACTGTACGACCGCATGCGCGCCGAGGTCATGACCTCCGTGGTCGATTCAAAGACCGAACTGCCTTACTCGAAGCGCATCCAGCTTGGTATTCTGCTAGATATTCCTACGGACAAGACGCTCTCTCCGGACTTCGTGAGAGCGATTCAGGCCACCTACTCAGACGCAGACAAGGCCGGGGTGGAGTCACCGCCCCAGAACGTCGCGCCACCCGACATCGCAGGGTCCGCCCAAACCGCCACGCAGCAGGCGGTCGAGAGGGCGCAGTGAGAGGTGCCACGTGGCCGAATCCGTCTTTTTGCTCCCCCGCATCCTCGATGACGGGGTCCTGAAGCGCAAGTCGCTGACGACCGCCTTCGGCACGGCCGGGGCCAGCGTCTCCGTCAAGCAAGGCCGGCTCTACAAGTTCCGCGTCCTGAACAAGGCCGCGGCGACGAAGTACTGGATCCAGATCTTCGACAAGGCCACGGCCCCCGTTGCCGCGGATGTCCCGATCTGGGAGGCGCAGGTCGCCGCGGTGACCGATTACGCCGACGACTTCGGCCTGGAGGGCTTGTATGTCGTGAACGGCATCGGGGTGGCCCTCAGCACGACTTCCGGAGTGCTGACGCTGGCCGCGTCGAATGACGCGACCGCATACTTCCTCTACACCCAGCAGACCTGAGGACGCCAATGAGCCGAGCCCCGATGCTCAGCTTCACGCTCAGCGCCCAGGTGCAGGGCGGCGTGTCGATCTCCGCAGGCCAGGTGCTCCTCCCGGACACCATCGGCTTCTATCAGGTCGCTACGGCGGCCGAGCGGACCCTGCTCGGGCGCAGGGCGGAAGCGATCGCGCTGACGTCCTACTCATCCAACCTCCCGGGCGGCGTCGAGATCCAGGAGGCCGGCACGCTGGACGCCTCGCTGAGTGGTCTCGGCGTGGGAACCGCGTCCTGGGTCCGCTGCTCCACGACTGGGACCATTGAGCGGTTCACACCGGTAGCCGCCGGGACCTCCGACGTCATCGGCAAATGCGAAACCGATGGACGCGTACATCTCGAGTTCGGTGTGTGGACCGAGGACCTGGCGACGTCGAGCGGGGGCGGCGGGGGCTCCGGCGCCCACGTAGCAGGCGGCCCCGGCGACATCCAGGTCCAGGCTGCAGTCGGCGGTGATCTCGCCGTTCCGAGCTTCTGGACGTTCGGCCCGAACCCAGCGACCGGAAACCTGGCATCGACCTACCAGGCCAACAGCACGAACGGCGGAGGCATCACGTTCCGCGGCACCGGCGGCGATGTGTCCGGCGTCCCAAACATCGGCACGCTCCGTTACTCGGACCAGCTCGCGGACAACGGCGGATTCAACTCGATCACGATCGCCGCCTACTACCGATCGAGCGGCGCCGCGAACGTCCAGCAGGGCGTTTTCGGCATTTCCGGTGGCTCGGTCTTTCTCGGGGACGCGAGCAATCCGCTCACCCCGCTCCTGTTTTACTCGCCTTCCGGCGTGGGCGTCACGTTCGTCATGGGGTCGACCGGCGACTTCTACATGACGGGCAGCCACTACGGCGCCCTCGGCGGCGCGGATAAGTTTCTTGCGATCGACAACACGGGCAAGGTCACCGTGGCTACGCCGGCCGGCGCGAGCTCGACGGGCGCCAGCGGCACCGTGCAGCTCAGCGACGGCGCGGGCGGCTTCTCGGCCGCCACGAACGTCCTTGGCGGAACGAGTTTTCTGTCGATCGGAACGACTCCGTCGACCACCGGGAATCTTCGGCTCACCAACGTCGTCACGATTCGCTTCCGGAATGCGGCCAATACGGCGGACCTGTCCGTATACGAGACCGACTCCTCTAACAACGTCTATTTCGGCACCGACGCATCGTTCAGCGGGACCCATAGCGTTCCGACGATGCGGTTCGATACCACGACGAGCCTCATTTTCGGGATCAACGGAGTCCGTCAGGTCGAGCTGCAAGCAAACAATGTCATCCTCGGCAAGCCTGTCATCGGCAACAGTCTGGCGACGTCGCCATGGTCCGGGTGCAACGGGACCACCTCGCAGGCGATGTTGGACGCAAACCAGACGTTGGCTGCGGCCTCTTACGCCAACACGGGCATCTCTACCAGCGGCGCGATCACCGCGAACCGCACGCTGACCTTTCCATCGGCGACCGATGCGCAGGGCTACCTGAAGTGGCTCAACAACACCTGCACCGGCGCATTCGGAATCATCGCATCGACCGGAGCTGGAACGACCATCACGGTCGCTAACGGTAAGAGCGCGTTCCTCTGGTTCGACTCGCGCGGCGTGACGCGCATGACGGCGGACGTCTGATGCCGGGGCCAGAGACCCTTTCACCAGCTCCAGCGGGTTCGTGGCGCGCGGACACGCTCTCCGGCAACGACATGGTGGACCTGTCCGGCAACGCCCGAACACTCACGGGCTCGACGTCTTCGTTCGGGACTACCTCGCTCGCGAATGGGTGGGGCATCGCCGGCAAGGCTGTGGCGGTCGGCAATGGGTTCTCGGCCTACTGGAGTGCGGCCAGCGCGGCCCCGTGGAAGTTCCTGCACGACGGCTCGGGAGCGACCATCCTTCTGACGTTCAGACCGATCTACACCGGGACCGCCTACACCATCCTCGACACTGGGGCCTTCGTCCCGACGGGCAATTGCGGCATCTTCGTGCGCTACGACTCGGTCCTCGAGCGCGTCTGCGTCGAGTTCTCGGACGGCACGAACCGCGTCATCGACTACTTCCTGACGACGGGAGGTCGCTGGTCGTCCGGGCTCTCGTGTCGGGTCAACAAACCCCATGCGCTCGCGATCACCATCTCGGCCGGATCGAATCCCAACGTGGAGGTCTGGCTGGATGGCCGCCCCATCGACCGGCTCAATGTGGACGACCGGCAGCGCGGCTCAAGCGTGGCCGATCCGGAGCCGCGCACTTTCGGCACGGGCGGAGCGGGATTCCCCCTGCGATTCATGGCGCACTCGAATAGCGCGATCGAGCTATTCCAAGGCGAGCAGGCCGAGGCCCATGTATTCCCGCGCGTTCTCACGGGCGCTGAGCTTACGTCATGGTGGGCCTGGAACACGACCACCTACGGCTTCAAGTTCGATGCGTCCGCCTACGGCGTCGTCCTTTTCGACGGCAACAGCCGCACGGACAGCATCTGGCGCGCCGGGGGGTGGACGGACGTGGCCATCCCGTTCCTCTACCAGCCCGGTCTCTTCCTCATGCGAGCCATCGCCGGGATGACGCTGACGCAGCAGATTGCTCGCGTCGCCAAGCAGGTCACGCCGTTCTTCGATTCGTCGCGGCTGTTCAACATCGCGGTGGTGTGGGGCGACTTCATCAACGAGATTGTCGGCGGCACGACGAAGGAAACGTGTCTCGCAAACTATCTAGCGAAGTGCGCCGCGCTCCGCGCCCAGGGGTGGAAGGTCGTAGGCCCGACGGAACCGCCCAGCGCAGGCCTATCGACCGCAACGACGGACTTTCTGTCCGCCGGCATTCTGGCATCCGTCGGTACGAGCATCGATGCGTGCGCGCGGCTCGACCAGGTTTCGCAGATCGGGAACGCCTCGTTCGCCACGGACTACAACGGCGGAGCGGGCCCAAAACTGATCTGGTCGGACGGCACGCATTTTACCGCGAGCGCGAATGCCAACTATGTGGCTCCGCCCATCGCGGCCGCCGTCAACTCGTTCCTAACCCGCAGGCGCGTGCTTATCGCCGCATAGGAGCCACATGACCGACGGACCCGACTACAAGCCGACGCCCGTTGTGGGGATGCCCGCGCAGCCG